GGGCAGTCGGCCCGAAAAGGGCGGTCGTTCGGGTGGACCTCTGTTCGAGGTTGCTCTGGTATACCACTACCATTGAGGTAATGTTATGGAGTACAAACTCAACCAACATGCAACGTTTCAGAGGCTTATCGCCATTGGACTAAGACCGGAAGTTATAACACCGATCTTAAAAGAGGTTGATCGATTTTTGATCAACCACGGTCCTGAGTGGGTTGTCTCTCGGATTAAAAATCTAAAAGCAGCCTACCTGCAAATTATCGCAGGGAAATCACTCACTTCGTTGGATACTGGTTTTCGAATGCATGCTGATGGCACCCCTAAAGGTGCTTTTCGGCCTCTGTTTCGGCAGCTAAATTATAAAGGGAAAATCAGGGCTTTGAACACCTTGATGATGTATTCCCAATTCACGCTTAATAAGGTGAGTTCAAGTCAATGGAAGAAATTCTATGACTCCGTGGTTAATCCTATGCCAATGAATGACGACATAAGGATTAAGATTACGCCAGAAATGGCGTGGTCAGCTCGAGATTGTTGGGAGAAATCCCAGTATACTAATCTGAGTTTCTGGATTGGTTCGAGCAAGCGGGCCCCTTTAGTTCAAAAAGGGGTGTCCGGCCTGGTAACCAAGGTCGAGTCAACCGTAACACGTGAGGAACATTTAGCTGTGCTTCAAAATCCTTATGGATTAGACTTGTTGTATTTGTATCCTACCCTATATGAGAAATCATGTCAGGTTCGGATGAAGTCTACCGATAAAGAAATTCGCGGAAATCTTGGAAGTGAATTTCCGAGTTCTCCTAGAAGATGCCCACCGATGTTTGTCGGTCGGATCGGTTTTATCCAGGAAAAGGGAGCGAAACTTAGAGCCATTGCAAACCCGTTCAGGGTACATCAGGCGGCATTGTCCAGGTTAGGCAATGCATTGTTTGACTTCTTGAGGACTTCCTGTCCTTGGGATTGTACCTTTGATCAAGATAAAGGTGTAAAGCGTGTCAGTGAGGAACTGGCACGGGGGGGGACGGTGTATACCGTAGACCTTAGTGATGCAACCAACCAATTCCCATTAAGCTTGCAAATGAGAACTTTGAAAGACCTCTTCTCAACGAAAAGTACGGAAAAAGCCGGAAATCGAACGAGTATGTCAATTCCAAAGGAACTGAGTGAGTCGTTGGGCTTGTTTGCAGATATATCAACTGCAAAGTGGCATTTACCCCACCTTCGTGAAGACTTAAGGGCTGTTAAAGCACCCTTCAGTGTTTCATGGTCTAAAGGACAGCCGTTGGGTTTATACCCATCATTCGCGGCTTTTGCTCTTACACATGG